TAGGAAATACAATGATAGATCCTTTTGGTAATATCTCTTTACATTGTACTCTGTGTTTTGATTCGTCTCTCATATGTGGATCGTAGTTTCTAAAATCAAATTCTAATTCACCACCTGTGTATTCTGAACCATCTGTTAACTGACAAGTCATAGATAATTTTCTAATTGTACCCTTGTCAAATCCTTCTTCATAAGGTTTTGCGTGACTATCACAATGCCAATCATAATATTGGTTGTGTTTATATTTTGTAAACTGACAAGATTCTGATCTTTCCCAATCAAAGTTCCAACCAGCTTGTCTATTTGCTTCGTGAACATATGGATGTAATTCTTTATATATCCAAGTATCATTTAACCATACTAAATCAGAATTTCTTTTTCTTTTTAAATCCTTAACTTCTTCTTTAGTTAATTCTCTATTTTTAAAATCACCAGTTCTAGCCATTACTTCTTCTTGTTGATTAGCATAAGCTATTACATCATCACAAAACTTTGGTGTAAGCACACCACTAAAATACCAGTAGTAATTAGATATATTCATAAGTTATTGTTTGGACAAAATTTAATGAATCTTTTTGATTATTAGTTAAGTAGTACATATTAGTTGATGGAAACATTATAAACATATTATTTTTAAGTTCTATATCCCAACTTCTTCCTTTACGTCTATTATCTTCATAGTGTATTCTGACCATACAATCTTTAACCTTAACGCCATAAAGCATAGTAAAGTCTGGAGAGTTTCGTAGATCCACCGGATCAATATTTAATAAAGGAATTGTTGTTTCCGCAGGTTTATAGATATTTCCCCACGTTGATTTGTTAATTAAATTGATACCATAATCAAGACCAATAAAGTCTCGCATATATGTATTTAACATATCCCAAGTTCTTGAAAATGGAAATTGTTTATTAGTAAATGATGATTGTAAAATATCGTTAGTAAGTTTTTCTTGGTCTATCTCAAAACCTTTCGGCATATCAATATCACCATAAAATAAACTTTGTTCTGTTAATACTTTCTTCTGCATACCACCACCATTTTTAATTTATGCGTTTGAGTCTGTCAAGTCCCAAGTTGTATTAGCTTCATTCCAGACGTAAGACCACATATGAGTATTAGCTGTGTTCTGTGATTCTTGTTCTTCTGTTAATGCTGGAGCATCGCCGATTGGTGATTTCCAAGAAGCTGAATCATTATGTTTTACCCAAGATGCATATGGTTTTTTAGGCCAGAAGATTTGATCATCTTCATCCCAAGTATAACCTATACCTGCGTAGTTTCCTCTAAAAGGTGTTCCACCATTTCTGTGAACGCCACCTGATGTATTGTATGAAGTTTGAATCCACATTTGTGCAGGCCAATTATTATGTGTTTCTAAATATTGTTGACCTACTGATTCATCTTCAACGCCATCAGCGTTAAGCATATCAGAATTATTCAAAGTTAATACTTGAATAACTTTACTGTTCGCTCCTATTTTTGCAAAATGTGCCATAATGTTTCTCCTTATATATTATTTGTTGGTAATTGGCAATATCTTAAAATTAAAAGAAATTGCAATTCTTTTTTCAACAGCTGTGTTTTTAGTCACAAAATGGTCTAAAGTCGAGGGAAATAATAATAGATTTCCTGCTTTAGGTTTAAACCACCACCGTTTGTATTGATTATATTTGTTGATAGGCCATTGAAATACTATGTCTCCAGAATTTTGGGGAACCTCAAGATAATACACTCCAGATAGATCTGGAGAATTCTTTATGTCAAAACAATCTACGTGGTCGTGTATATTAGTAGATTCGTTTTGACTATGAACTTGAGCCCAATAATCTGTTAGTTCTATTGCTTGATTATATCTTATGTAAAATTTGTTTTTTATAATATTAATTAATTCTTCAAACGGTTTTGATTTAGGTATTATTAAATCTTCGTTTCTAGTGTCACTAATATCTTTTGACATACGATTGTTTTCCTTAAATGATTTTAAACAATCATTTTTTAAAGATTTTATGTCTATACCACCTATGTTATCGCGTATAAAATATACACGATGTAAATCTACTTCAATCACTAGTTTTGAAATTTATATCTTATAATCACAATACCACTACCACCTGCTCCACTTTGTTGACCACTAGGTTGGGAATCTGCACCTCCACCGCCACCACCAGTGTTTATTGAACCAGCATTACCATTACTACCTGTTTGACCAGCAGAACCACCACCACCACTACCGCCTTGTCCTTGAACTGGTGCTGGTTGACCTTCAGCTTGTCCACCACCACCGCCAGCATACGCTGCGCAAGTGTCATCAATTTTTATAACAGAACCATTTCCACCATCGCCACCATCACTAGATGGGCCTATACCATTTTGACCTGTTGCTGCGTGTCCGCCACCGCCACCACCAATATTTGGATTTGGTACACCACCTATTCCACCACTATTTCCTTGAGAAGGACTGACAGGAGGAGTATTACCTGCACCTCCTGCAGCTCCAACTCCACAAGCAGGAGCACCTGTTTTACCACCTCCACCACCAGAACCACCACTATTTCCCGCAGCCGTACCAGTAGGTGGAGTATCTCCAGCTCCACCTCCGCCACCACCAGCTGATGTAATAGTTGATGAACCTGCAAAAACTGAATTTGAACCACTACAACCTCTTTGATAATCTGGAGAACCTGATACTGCTCCACCACCGGCTCCTACTGTTACAGGGTATCCTGTTACAGTAACTGGTAAAGCGGTACTAGCTATACCGCCAGCGGGTGTAGGATTACAATATGTAGAAGCAGAGTATCTTAAACCACCTGCTCCACCTCCACCACCCCCACCATTAGCATACCCACCAGCGCCTCCTCCAGCAACCACTAAATAATCTATTGTATTTGATCCTGAACTATTTCCTGCTGCTGATACACAAAAAGTACCAGGTCCAGTAAATTTATGAATTTTAAAATTACCACAAGGTGAATTACTTATTGTTCCACCTGTAGCTGTTACGTATAGTGGTGTTGGTGAATCACTTTGTAGACCCGAATCTGTTACTAACCAACCTTGTGTTGAATCTACAAAAACTAATGTTACTGCAATACCTTCTGTTTCTAAAGTTGCATTAGTTGTTTCACCACCAATTTTATCTGAACCGTTTCTAGCTAGTGTTACATTGTTTGTATCAAAAGTTCCTGCATAATCTTTTATTGCAACTACATCTCCAGCACTTCCTGCTGGTAAATTAACTGTGATCGCTCCACTTGTTGTATTTACAAAATACCCTACACCACTTACTGCTGTGAATCCTGATGTCTTAACTGTTGTGTCCCAAGAAGCTGCACCGGTAGCACCAAAACCTGATGCAGTACCAGAGTTTGTTATTGTTGCACCAGCAGGAATGGTAATAGTGTCACCACTATCTCCTAACTGAACTGTACCACAATTTGTTCTTGGACTAATTTTATTTACTTTTACTTCACTCATAATTTACCTATTGAAATTTGTACCTTATTATTACTATACCTGAACCGCCTGAACCTCCAGTTTTTCCAGGATTTCCACCAGATCCACCGCCACCACCTCCAGTATTAATTGTTGCATTAGATCCTGCGACTCCTGTATTACCACCATTACCACCACCTGCTGTTGCAGTTCCTCCAGCGTTATTAGCAGGTGCATCTCCACCGCCGCCGCCAGCACCACCGCCAGCTCTAGCTGTTGGTGTAGTATTAATACTTGATGTAGCTCCAGCTCCTCCAGCACCACCTATTTGTGGACCAGCACCAGATCCACCTTGACCACCAGCACCAGTTGCTCCACCACCGCCACCACCACCGACATTTCCATTTCCATCAGTTGAACCACCATTATTACCTTGAGGTGGACTTACAGGAGGTGTATTACCAGAGCCAAAACCTCCACTAGTTGATTTTCCACCACCTGATCCACCATCACTACCGCAAGTTGTTGCTCCTGCTCCACCACCGCCGCCAGTTGATGTAATAGTTGAGAAGACTGAATTTGAACCACTAACACCTATTTGTGCTGGAGTACTTGGAGCAGGTGTTGGACCTCCTGCACCACCAGCACCAACTGTAATTGGATAACCTGTAACACTTACTGATAAAGCACTAACACAAGCACCTAAAGGAGAAACTGTGTAACAACCAGATGCAGTACCAGAAGATTCTCTGTAGCCACCAGCACCGCCAGCACCAGAACCATATCCTCCACCACCACTAGTAGAACCACTACCTCCAGCACCACCGCCACCAGCAACTACCATATAATCTACTAAAACTGAACCTGCAGGATTACCTGCACAAGATACACAAAATGTTCCTGGACCTGTAAACGTATGAATTTTAAAATCACCTGAAGTTGTTATTGTTCCACCTGTTGCTACAATATATGCAGCTCCATAACCACCTGCATCTGATTGTGTTGCCTTCCAACCTTGAGTTCCATCTACATAAACAAAAAATACTGAAAGTTGATTTGTTGATAAAGTTGCATCAGTTGTTGTACCATCTATTAAAGAACCATTTCTTGCAACAGTTACATTATTTGTTCCGAAAGTTCCTGCATAATCTTTGATACCGACAATATCTCCAGCACTAGGTGTTGCAGGAAGCGTAACTGTTATTGCTCCAGATGTTGTATTTACAAAATACCCATTACCACTCACTGCTGTGAATGATGCTGTTTTAGCTGTTGTGTCCCAGTCTACTGTTCCAGTTCTACCAAAACCTGTTTGTGATGCACCTGATGCTAAAGCAATTGTATCACCACTAGCGCCAAGAGTAATAGTATTACTATTCTCGTTAATGATGTTTTGACCACATTGGTTTTGAACGTTATTTACTTTAATTGTACTTGTCATAATTATTGAAATTTATACCTTATTATTACTATACCACTACCTCCAGCACCACCAGTAGATGGGCTACTGCCTCCACCACCTCCACCACCTGTGTTTGTTCCTCCTGCAAATGCTGGTGCATAAGCATTTCCGCCACCACCTGCACCTCCAACATTTGATGCACCACAAGCTGGGGAATAAGGTTGTCCACCTCCACCACCTCCACCTGAAAAATATCTTGCATCAGAAACTGGACCTGTTGTTCCATTTGAACCTGCGAAACCTGTACCTAAAACATATGAGCCATCGCCTCCAGCACCACCTCTTGGGGCTGTACTATTATTACCTGCTGCTCCAGCTCCTCCACCACCGCCACCTGCATATGCAGGTGCATCTCCAGGTCTTAAACCACCATCATTACCTTGTGGTGGACTAACGGGTGGTGTATTTCCTGTTCCTGCAGGATTACCAACAGCACTTGCACCTCCACCTGAACCACCATTTTGTCCAGTAGGTGCTCCTGCTCCTCCACCTGCTGATGTAATTGTCGAAAATACTGAATTACTACCATTAGTTCCTCCAGGTGGACTTGTTCCTCCTGCACCACCTCCACCTACTGTTATTGGAAAAGATGCAACTGTTGCTGTTAAACCAGTTGGATTAGCTAAAGGAGAAGTTAATGGAGCTGGCATACAGGTATCATTAGACAATCTAAATCCACCTGCTCCACCACCTGCTCCATTATCGTGTCCACCGCCTCCCCCACCTGCAACTACTAAATAGTCTACAACGTTGTTTGGTGCGTCAGTAGCAGTGCTAGAAACACAAAAAGTTCCAGGTGAAGTAAAGGTATGAATTTTAAAATCTCCTGAAGTTGTAATCGTTCCACCTGTGGCTGTTAAAAATGTTCTACCCACAGCATTAGATGTTGAATCCATTGTATTTTTCCAACCTTCAGTATCATCCACATAAACAAAAGTTACTGATTGACCTTCAGTTGATAAAACTGCATTAGCATTTGCTCCACCTATTTTTTGTGAACCATTTGGTGTTATTGTTAAATTATTTGTTTGAAATGTGTTTGTATAATCAACGACCGATACAATATTACCGGCAGTTCCTGCTGGTAAATTCATTGTAAAAGCGCCACCAGAAGTGTTTGCAAAATAACCTTCGCCATTAGCTGCTGTGAATGTGGCAGTTTTAATACTTCCTGTCTGCCAATCAACGGTCCCCGTTCTACCAAAACCTGTCTGTGATGCACCTGATGCTAAAGCAATCGTATCGCCACTAGCGCCAATAGTAATTGTATTACTATTCTCGTTAATGATGTTTTGACCACATTGGTTTTGAACGTTATTTACTTTAATTGTACTTGTCATAATTTACTTAATTTTGAAATTTGTATTTAATTATTACTATACCTGAACCTCCATTTCCACCTCCATTAGAAGCTGCTCGGCCACCGCCTCCACCACCGCTACCTGTGTTAGCTCCAGCAGGACCTCCTTGTCCATTTGGAAAAGCTGCTCCAGCAGTTCCTGCGTTTGTTCCAGATGCTCCAGCCGCTCCACCTGCACCAGGTCCACAAGGACCACCTCCACCACCTCCAGCTCCGCCTACTCCACCTGCGCCTGCTACACTACAAAATACACCACCACCTCCACCACCACCGTAGAATAAAGTTGAACCACTAATATTATCTGGAGTTCCTGCTCCACCAACTGAATAAGTTGGAATATTAAAACCTGGATTTCCAGCTCCACCGGCTCCACCACCGCCACCTGCACGGAAAACACTACAAGTACCATTTGTGCCATTACCACCGGCATTATTTGCAAATGCAGTTACAGTTCCAGGTACTGGAGTAATAGGATTTCCTGAATCACCTGCTGTACTACTACTTACACCAGCTCCTCCACCACCATTAGCAAAACCACTTCCTGGTCCAACACCACCACATTCACTTCTTCCACCTCCACCTGCTGAAACTGTTATACCATAAAAAGTTGAATCAGTTCCTCTTGCTCCTGGAGATGTATTAGGTCCTCCACCTGCTGCCCCATTCCCACCACCACCAATAGAGATAGGGTAAGCTTGTACGCAAACTGGTGAACACGCTCCTTTAACAACTCCAGATCCACCACCGCCACCACCGTTATCGTTTCCACCGCCGCCACCACCACCGACTGCAATAAATTGAATACTGTCAGATCCAGCAGAATTTCCCGCCCCACTAACAGTAAAAGTTCCAGGTCCTGTAAATGTATGTATTTTAAAATCTCCAGAAGTTGTTTCTGTTCCTCCTGATGCTGATAAATATTCAGGTATTAATTTAATATCTCCTAAATTTGAAGTTTCTACATTTTTCCATCCTTGAGTTGCATCTACATATATTAAAGTAATACCACTATCACTTTTTGTCATTACTAAATCGTCAGTATCACCATTTATTTTAGAACTATTTCTTCCTATTGTAATATTATTAGTAGCTGCTGTACCTGCATAATCGACAACTGCCATAATATCTCCAGCACTTGGAGAAGCTGGTAAGTTAGCTGTAACTACTCCAGCTGTAGTATTAACAAAATATCCATTTCCACTGACACCTGTAAAAGTTGCTGTCTTTGGAGTTGTATCCCAAGATACAGTTCCAACTCCAGATAGTGTTACACCTGAAGGTAAACTTACCTTATCACCAGAAGCACCTAGTGTTAAGGTAGTTCCGCATTGTGGTTCGACTGTATTTACTTCTATTTTTGACATTA